CTCCAGATATACTTTTATTAATAAAAACATTAGGAGATATATAATTGCCATAATGATTACCAATATTTACTTCTGGTCTATATTCTTCATATTGAACCTTGCCATCAAAACGATGTAGATACTTTATAAATAATTGATCAAAATAAAACTTTTTAATCCAAAATTCCTTTCCCTTACGATTATTTAATGAAAGTTCCCAGTATCTATTTTTTTTATATTCTATTCCAACCATATTAAGTATATCATTACATAAGATAATACCTTTATTAATCATATTAATAATTTGAAATAAATTAAATATTATAATCAAATTTATTAATAATGTTAAGCCAACGTTTCATAATGCCATGTCAAAAGAGATTATGTATTTGTGTTGAATATCTTAAATTTAATAACCCAAAAGATTTAAAATTTTATGATAAATGTTTTAATTTGCATTTACAAAATAATACAATAGAAGAAATATGTAAACCATACAAAAAATATATTAATAATAAAAATTTAAAAAAATAATTAGAGGCGTTCCTTAACTAATATAATATCCTGAAATAACTTATCAAAATCAGATATCTTACTTAATCTTTTTTTTAATATCTTAAGGTAATCTGATAATAATAAAATATTATTAGTATAATCTTCCCTCATTTGAATTAATTCATTAACATTTCCATTATTAATATTATTATTTAAACCATCAAGTAAAAGAACTATTCTTGATAATTCATCTGTATTATTATTTATTTCTCTAATTAAATCAAGTATATATACATATTGTAAATAAAAAATAAAATCTTGTTTTGTTAATTCTCGTCCATTATCATGTATTCTTATATTATTATTTTCATTTTCTTCAAATAAAGAAAATTCAATTATATTGTCCATAACTCTTAAAAAATAAACAGCAAAATGTATATCAAAATCTATATCAAAATTTTCATCATTATTTACCATATTTTCATTGACATATTTAAGAGAATCTAGTATCATTTAATATAATATTCATAACCTTACCTTAAATATTTATTCATAATCACTAATTTTAACAGTAGTAATTTCATTAGGTCCATCAAAATTTATAATAGTGCATTTAGCTGTATTAAATACTGGACGACTTACATTTTTTTTTTCACGAATTCTCTTAAACTAAAGATATCTCGTATTATTTACGCATATAATCACATTTCTTACCACCACGAAGACGTAATACTAGGTGAAGTGTAGATTCTTTCTGGATGTTGTAATCAGCTAATGTTCTTCCATCCTCTAGTTGTTTGCCTGCAAAAATCAAGCGCTGCTGATCCGGCGGAATACCTTCCTTGTCTTGGATCTTAGCTTTAATATTTTCAATCGAATCAGAACTTTCAACTTCAAGTGTAATAGTTTTACCAGTTAGAGTTTTAACGAAAATCTGCATATTATATATTCTATATTATATTATAATCTTTATATTATTTATTGTAAATATATCCAATCTGGTATATTATTAGAATTATATGTTGGATTTTTTAATTTATATTCTTTCACAAATTTATTAAATAAATTTAAACTATTATCTCTATATGTTAGAAAATGTTTAGTTTTATTAAATTCAAAATATTGATCCTCATTATTATATAGTAATTCATTGCAATATTGAACTTTAGTCTCTATATAAAGATCTTCTATAAATCCATAATATAATATATATATATAATTTATTTTTAATCAAACGTTATAACAATCTTACCATGATGTTTATTTAATCCTCTTGATGCAGACTTAGATAATTCTTGTCTTTTTTTACGTTCTAAAGATTTACTATTTTTTTTTAATAAATTCAAACTATTATTCATATCTTCTTCTATATCATTAAAATGTTCTTTAATATAATCTATTAATTTATATTGAATAGCCCATCGAAAAAAATTTAATTGTCCGATAGTAGTGTTTATAATATCCCCCGACTCATTATATACATATGGTAATCTATCTCTTCTACAAAAAGGGTCAAAATTTTTTTTAGAATATGATTTTAATTGAGACTTATACGAATGGAATACATTAATTGTATCAGCTATACACATACTCTTATCATCTAATGTATAACCTTCTGAATCACTATATATATTATATATAGTATCATTTTTCTTAGAATAATTAGTAACAAACCAATCAATTATCCGTAAAGAAACTTTATCTTTCTTAAGATAATTAATTAATAATGTAGAATTATTATCAGTATTATAAAATTTTATCAAGGACTTATATAATATATCTTGTTCATAATTATGTATCATATTTATATATATTTACAGATACTCTTATATAATAAATATAAATTAAAAAATAGACGCGCAAAAAATTATATGTTAGTATTAATATTAATTGGTAATCTATGTCCAAATAAAATCATATAGATTAAAGAACAAGCACCAATTAATAAACTACGGTTCATAGATCTTGATGTACTCATACCCAAGACATAAACCATAAGCAAATATAAAATTGTTGTAATAATAAACGAATGCCATAGCATAGTTAAACCCCCTTCCATTTTATATATATATATATATTATTTTTTTATAATAATACCATAATTACCTAATTCATAAAAACTCTTAAAAATAGTTACATTATCGGGTATAATAGACTCTAATTCTTTTTCTCTAAATATATAATAATATCTATTACATAAAACATTTTTATCCTTATCTTTCCATTCAATCATATTTTCTTGTTTACTAAACTTTCTTTTCGAATTTAATTCTTGTCTTAAAGACCATACTAGAATGAATATATGTCCTCCATCTTTAGTTACTCTCAACAATTCCTTTATAGCTTGTTTTCTTTTATCTTCTGTGCTTAAATGATGTATAACTGCAATACACATTGTATAATCAAATTCATTGTCTGAATAAGGTATATTTAAGATATCTCCATAAATAACATTCAAATTACGGCTTTTACATATATTAACTAACTCTATGGAAAAATCACATCCTTTATATATGCAGTCTTTTTTGTATAACATATTTTTACCATTACCACAGCCAATATCTCCAATAATACTATTGCTTGGAATATTATCTAAGAAATCTTGAACACAAGTCCATGGCTTATAACGTGTATTACTAAAAGAACAAGCAATTTTATCATAAACTTGTTTTACATAAACATCTTCAATAGACATTATTTATATTTTTATAAATAAAGATATCATATAATCAAATTTTCCTATTTCCTCAAATAGTATATACCTTGTAAATAACTGTCCGATAAATCATCTTTTTTCTTAGAAGATTCATATAAATCAATAAACTTTTGATCTTCATTATTTATCATCAATTCACAATATTTAACTGCTAGAAACTTATTCTTTTTATATGTTTCTTTAATATTACATTCAACCTTTTCACCTTTATAAACCTTTAATTTATTACGGGCATTAATCATTTCTAAATTATCTATATTTGATATATCAGAATCAACACCTCTTATTAAAAAATAAGAATAAACCATCATTTGTATGGATTTCATGGTTGGATTTTTTAAAGAAGGTTGATTTTCAACAATAACTTCTTTACAATTTAAAAAATCAGGATACTTATCTAATTCAGCAACTAATTTTTTACCAACATTAAATATAGAATTATTAGTTTTAATTTTCTTAAATTTAAGATCTTTATATGATTTTAATTTAGAATGTGATTTACATAATTTAATATTACCTGTTAATAATGTTGCTGAATTTTCACAAGAACACCCTTTTGTATTAATATGTTCACAAACATCATCACAAGATATGTTTATTATACCCCAATCTTTAATTTCTTCTTTATTAGATAATTGGCAAAAAGCTAAATTCTTTATTCCAATATCAAAAGATAATATATCCATAATGTTTTATATAACATTATTGTTTTAAATATTTAAAAAGAGAATCCAGATAAATCTGAAGTATTTGAGGCAAGTGGTGGCATCATTCCAGAATCTAACTTATTTGTCATTGCAGAATTTTGATTACCCATATTACTCTGTCTATTTGTTAGTAGATTGTTAACACTTGTTGTTTGAGCTTGTGGCGAAGAAGGGGTTCCACCATAATTGGTTTTGCTTCCATCAGTAGATGGTTGGAAATTTCCAGTTTGTAATTGACCATTAGAATTTTCAGGGGGTATTTGTTTTAAAACAGTAGAAACTGAACTAAATACCAATGCTGTCTTAACAACATATGTAACAAGTGGGAAAAATAGAATAATCCATGCTAATGTTTCATGGTTATATTGACATAATCCGTATAATATTACACCCAATAAAATTAAATATGATATTTCATACCAAGCATGTAAGTTGAATATATTCGTAATTTTATAATTTTCTAGTTTCTTAGTTAAACCATGAGTATTAAACATAGTTATTAATGAAACAACGATAAATATAAAATAAACAACAAGTGGTGAACATTTATCTGTTTTCATCAAGGAATTGATTGGAGTCGTGATTTCTTTATCCATTATAATATGTTATATATATTAATTTATAATTAATTTACTTTTTACTTTTTTTCATAGTTTTTTTAGCTGCTTTTTTATTTTCAATTTTGATAGCACCAAATTGTCCCTTCTTATGAGTCCATCCAGCCTTTCTTAATCTTTTTTCTTTCTTAGCTTTGTTTGACAACTTTTTTGAGACAATTCTCCCTTGTTTATTTTTCTTTAAGTGTTTTTTAGTTAAACGACCTGTAGTCATTTTAGCATTTCCGTGCCAAACTTGTGCTCTTGATCCAAATGTTTGCATTTATATTATTAATAATATTTTATTTTATAATAAAAGATATCTTAAATTAATTTGAATAGTTTAATTCTTAATAATTAAATATTAATGTAAATATGTCTTGTTGTAGTAAACGACCCAAACGATATGAAAAAAGACTAAAAAAAAATAAAATTCATGTAGAAGAAAGGGTAATAAAAGATCCTCATGAAAAGAAAACAGACCGTGATAGAAGACACGCTATAGTAAAAATAGAAACAGAAATTGAAAAGAACAAGAGAATAGAATTCCATAAAAAATTTATAAGTGAAATAATACCTTGTGGTTTCTGCAAAACGTTGTTTACTCTAGGTGATTCAGAATTACAGATTAATTGTGCTGGTTGTGATAAATTTTATCATTGTCATATTGCTGGGAAATGTCAATGTGAAAAATGTACAGTTGAAATAAATGGAAAAAAAGAATATAGTAGTTATTGCTTATCTTGTGTAGATCCTTGGACTATTAATGGGGAATTTTGCAAATGTTCATAGATTAAAATAATTAATACCACCATAATTATTAACAATTACTTTCATATTTTTTATTATAAATAAAAGTTGTGATTTTATATACATATATTTATGTTTATGAATAGTATTGTATAGTATAATTAAAATACTTATAAAATTATTTAACACATCAACTGTTTCTTTAATATTATCCAAAATATTATTACTCTTATAAATATGAATGATATCTTTAGTATCCTTATTAAATAAAATACTATATATTCTATCTATAATAATAATTTG